TAAAAACATTAGAAACCAAACCAATTGTGAAAGGACTTGCAGTGTTTTCCATTGCAGTATATGTTCCACCACCAGTCAAACCAGTTTGTGTCGGTGTCACTGCATCAACATAAATTTTCAATCCAGTTGATGTTGATGATCCATCATATGTGAATGCTATGTGATACCAGGTATTGATTGACAATGGATTTGACAAACTCTTTTGAATGTAACCACTTGTTGAATCATCATATAATCTGAATCTTAAATTGCTAAATCCTAATCTGATCTGATATTCAGTATCAGTTCCAGATGAATCCTTTCCCATCAATCCAGTTGAATTTGCAACTGAATTGAATCTTATCCAGCATGAAATTGAAAATGGTGAATCTGTTGTTCCATTTCCAAATGAAAAAACATTTGAATCACCACAATCAACATAATCATCCACACCATCAAAATTGGTTGAATATACATTTGACCAATCCAATGCAAGATATGTGCTGATTGTTCTGATCACATATTCTTGTTGGAAATTATAAACCCCTTGTGGTTTGATTTTATCTTCATAGGTTGTTGACATTCCATCATATACAATAGAATCAATATCTGGTCCACTTCCTATTGTGAATCCACTTCCAACACCTCTGTCCAGAATTTTTCTGATTCTTGATGCTAAATTTACTCCAGTTGCATAGTCATTTGTGAATGAATTGATTTGAACTCTTACAATATCCAAAGGACTTTTTTGTTTTTGTGGTCCAGTCAATGATGGATCACCTTGATCATATGGTCCTTTTGTATTTGTTGGAACTTGTGAAACAATAGTATATGTTATATATGGAAATGTTTGTGCTGCTGACAATGGTGCAATGTCTGGATATATCCTCACTGGTGATGTTCCAATATATCCAGAAATAGTTGCATCAGATGATAGCAGTGTGTAAAGTGTAGATCCTATTGTAAATTGTCCCATTTCTTCAAATTATATTTTCCATTCATAGTATCTTTTACCTTTGTTCAATCCTTTTATTGCTTTCCCAGCAATCAATTTGCAAGATCTGATCATTTCTTGTTGAACAATTCCTTTTGTAGAATCCCATGCTGGTCGCATATATGGTTGTGGTCCTTGTTCTGATGTTCCATATTCAACTTTTGAAGCATAGTGTGGACCATTATCCCATTTGTCTGATGCTTTAAATTTCACACCTATTGTCACATATCCATTTTGCCGACCTTTTCTAGTCACAAATACTTTGATATGTTTCTTCAATAAATTTGTATCTGTTGGAACATTTCCTTTTGCTGCATCCCTCACTTTGTTTCCAACTTTTCTGAATGCTGCTAGAAAAAATTTCTTTTGATCAATAAGATAAGGCAATTTTGCCAGATCCCTTTGAACTCCTTGCCAACCTTGTAGTTTTGTTACATTCATACTGAAACATTTGTTGTGATCACTTTCAAATATTTTTCCCTTCCATCAATGACATTGATTGCATCAATAAAAAATTTTTTTGAATCATATTCCAAATAATCTTCAATATTTGCCAAATTCATCACACCACCATTTCTGACATAAAATTCAATGATCTGATTGTTTTGCATTTGATTTCCTTCATCATCTACTTTTCCACCTTTCCAAACAACATCAGCCCAAATTTTTTCTGTTTGTTGTGTGAAAGAAATTGTGTTGACACCACCAAATGTGGCATCTGTCAATTCATTTCTTGTGAACAATATCACTTTTCTGTCCATCATTCCAACCCCAATCATAGTGTTTGAATTTTCATTGTGTCTAAAAGATATTGTGCAGTTTTTGGAATTTTTGATGCTATTCTTCCAACAATCACTGATTGTCTGTTTTCATACATATCAGCAATTGTGATCAAACATGCTTGTTTTGCAACCATATTCAAATTTGTTGTTTTTCCCCAAGTTGGAATGGTTGTGAATGCAATTGTAATATTTTGAATTCCATCATAAAGTTCTGGATATGATTTTCCATCAAATAATGCAATTCTTGATCTTTGTGTTTGACCAGCAACATAATAATTTGTATTTGCCCAAAGTGTCATCACACCACTTGTGTCCTTGTAGGTGATTTGTGTGATTGAATACACACCAGAAACATTTGGAATTTCTTTTGTTTGTTGCCAATTGTCGCAAATAAAATTATAAGCATTTGCAGTGAAATCCACTCCAGTCAAATTTTCACAAACTAATTGTGCAGCTTGTGTCAATCTTGTTATATAGTCATTATCATCATTGTGTCCGATCCTCAAATGTTCCTTTGCTTCTGATAAAGAAACCAACCATGTTCTTTCAGTTGCATTTTTAGATGGAACAATTCCTCTTTGTGGTTGATGGTGATGATTTATATATGCCATGTTTTTTTTTTATTTAAAAAAAAAGGATGGTGGAATCCACCACCCCTTTTTCTTGTTTTACTAATTTATTATATCAGTGAAGTATATTTCACAAATGATGCACCATCTGCAACACCCCAGTCCATGTGGTTGTTCATAACCAAACGAACTTCATTGTTTGTTGCTCTTGTATATGGATCAACTAAAATGTTAGAAGGTCCAAATGTTGCCATGTAAACTCTTGAAAAGTCACCAAAGATTCCATCTGCTGATGTAGATCCAGATGTTGCTGGTGCAGCAGAGAAATATCCAGGATATCCCATCAATCTGTCATCAACATATGCTGGATATACTCCAGAAACTTGAACACCTTGCTTCAAATTTGAATACATTTTCCATGCGTTAACAAATGCAAGATTTCCATCAAGTCCATGATTGTCAGCAATTGTTTGAATTGCAGTCAACATATCTTCATTCATTCCTACACCCCCAGCAGTTGTTGATTCTGTAAAAGTCAAAACCCCAGTTGTTGCTGCAATTGCTGCTGGTGCAGCAGTCACTGATGTTGATCCAAACATTGCTGCATCAATCTGAACTGCCATGTTTCTTCCCATGTCTGTCATCACTGCTGCTTCTGCTGCTGGTCCATTTTGTGCCAAAATTACATTTGAAAGGTTTGCATATCCAGTCAATCTTTTTGGTGTCAAAGTTACTTTTCCAAAGTCAGCACCACCATCTGCTGCTGCTGCAACTTCTGTTTTCCAACCTACTGATGATCCACCAGCAATTGGAAGGATTGTGTCTGCTGCTACATTTCCAAGATTTTGAAGTCCTACTCTATTATAAAGACCAGTTTCTTGAAGTGATTCAATATAAGCACCCACTGATGTTGGTGCAATTGCAGATGTTCCCTGGTCAATTGCTCTTTTTTCAGTCATGAAAGATGGAAGTCCAATTCCTTGAAGTCCTTTTCTTGCTTCTTTTTCTGCTTCCTGGTGCATTTCTGCTTCTAGTCCAGATAATTGTCCACCATTTCTTACTTCATTTACTGCTTTAAATAAAGACCAGTTTTTTGAAACTTTTTCAGTTTCTGATGTTTTGATTGTAGATCCAGAAAGTGCTGCTGCTCTTTTCAATTGACCTTCAACTTTTTCTGCTCTTTCAATTAAGGTGTCAACCTCATCAATTTTTGCAAGTAATGAATCCACATTTGTGTTTTCTTCTTTTGAAAGATCCCTTTCTTCTGTTGTTGCAAGATTTTTGATATCTTCCAAGTTAGAAATGAATGCAGATCTTTCTTCTTTTAATACGATACTATTTTTCATTTTTTTTTCTTTTTAAAATTTTAATATTTAATTCCAATAAATTTCTTTTGATCAAGTCAATTTCTTCATCCTTTCTTTGTTTTGTTTCGTTATTTATTGCCAAACTTCTTTGTGCCACTGCTAAGTCATCAGCACCTGGATATGCTGGAATTGAAACTGGTGAAACATCATACAATCTTTTTACTTTGTTGATTGTTCTGATATCCATTCCATTTTCATGATCCCATTTGTCATCTTGAATTGTGAATGCAAAAGAACTTTGACTGATGTCACCTCTTTCCATTGATACCAACAAATCCCTTCCAGATGTTGTGTCTGGAACTGAAAATTCATATTTCAATCCCTTTTCATCCACTGAAAGTTTTAATGTTCCAGATGATGTTCTTGCAAGAAGATGGTTTGGATCATGATTGAAAAATGCTCTGACATCATTGTCCAATACATCATCAAATGCATTCTTGTGAATTCTTTCCTGGAATCCACCCAGATCTTCACTTAATGAATTGAACACTGCTGCATGTCCAACAATCACTGGATTTGATTTTCCATCCTTTGATCTTTTTTCAAGTTTTATGTCATAGAATCTTTTTTCCATATCATTTTGATTTGTCCATATATTTGATCTGACAACTTCATTGCTGCAATTTCCATCATCACATCCACAATCATCACATTCAAGATTGTTTTCTTCAATTGGATCTTCAATTGTTTCTTCTGGTCCTTCATCTGGTGTGTCTGATTCTTTGATTTTTATTCCTTCAAAGTCCTCATTTTTATTGTAAACAATTGTGATTGTTTCATCATCTTCAATGATTTCCTTCACATGTCTTTCTGTTTTTTCCATTTGTTTTCTTTTTACTTTTCCAATTAACACACCAATCCCATCAAGATTTTCAATCACTTGTGGATCATTATCATAATGTGTAAATATTTTTAGTTCAATTATTTTTTCAATTTTATTTTCAACACTTCCAGTTGCAAAAACATTTTGTTCTTTAATACCATTATTTTTTGCAAAATCTAATAAATCCCCATTTTTTTCCCTTGCCGAAATGATAAATATTTCTTTTCCTGATTTTCTTTCATTGTTGAATTTCCTCAATCCATCAGATGATGTTAATGTTCCATCATAATCAAAAGAAATTTTTCTTTCATATTCAACATTGTCTTGATCTGCTTCCTGTTTGGATTCATATTTGCATGATCCATTTTCACCCCACTTCCATTTTCCATTTTCACATTCCAAACTAGGCATCAGATTCTGTTTTGTTTATTTCTTCAATTGTGTCCATACCTTTTGGAAGATATAGTTCATCACCAGATTCAACTGCATTCATATTTTCTTTTTCTCTGACTTCATTGATTGTCATTGCACCAATTTGGACCATCTTTTCATAAAAGTTTGCACGATCATTTGGTGATCCTCTTAATAAACCATTTGCATCAAAGTTTGTGAACAACCTTCCTTGTTCAGATTCTTTGAACAATTTCAAATTCATTTCACTTTCTATATTTGCAAGATATGGTTGAACACTATATCTTACGAATTCAGTTGATTGTTGTTCAATATTATTGAAAGAAGATTTTGAAAGATCTTTCAGCATGTGTGGTGGTATATTATATACCCTTGCAATTTCCTGGATTGCCATGTCCCTGGATGCAAGAAATTGTGCTTGTTCATTGCTGATTGATACTTGTTGAAACTTCAAACCTTCTTCCAGGATCAGTGTCTTGTTGGCATCATTCAATGCAGAATATTGTTCTTGAAATGATGTTTTCAATCTTTCAATTGATAATTCTGACATCTGTCTGTCTGTTGATAAAACACCAGAAAGTTTTGCACCATTTTTGAAAAAAGTGTTTCCATATGTTTCCACTGCTAAACCCCAACCAATTGCATTTGAACATTGTTGAATTGGACTGATCCCAAGATATCCATCAGTTGACAATGATCTGAAATGCATGATTTCTTTTGATGAATAGATCTGTCCTTCATCCCCAGTATTATAGAACACATCAACACCATTTTTTGTCATTGTCACATCATCAGAATTTAAACAATATAAATTCATAGGAACACCAGATCCATTTCTTTCAATATAGACATATGAATTTCCATCCAGACAAAGATCAACCATGATCTTGCTGAAAAATGAAACTTTGGTTTGATCTGGATTTGGATTTTGTGTCAAGATCCTAGTCAATGGATGATCTTTTCTTTTAATCACATCACCATCAGAAAGTGTTTCACATACTTCCAAAGGAATTTGTGACACTGATTCTGATAAAAGTTTGACTGCATTGTAAACTGGTGTAAAACCCATTGCAGTTGTTTTGTTGACTATTGCACCAGAACTTGTGTTTGCATAATACCATTGAGGATTGACATATGCATTTGATCTTTCTTCTGTTTTTGGTGAAAATATACTGCTGATTCTGTCAAAAATTCCCATTCTGTGTGTGTTATTTTTTCCAAAAATAAGGAAAGAAGATGTCACAAACATGGAACTGAATTTCATTTTTTTCAAAATTTTTCTTCTCTAGTGATTTGCTTGTATTCAAAGAACTCAATTGTTTAATACTAGCAGTTGTCAACACCCCCAAAGTTCCACAAATGTGCTTAAAATGGATTTGTGGACATATCAGTGTTTTAAACAATTGTCTGATTTTTGGTGTTTTTTTTACCTAAAAAATTGAACTTTTTTGAAAATAATATGTTTTTTTGACTTGATTCTTTTGTTGTGTGAAACTCTGAAAGAATCATATGAAGCATATTTTTGAATGTCAAAATATGAATAAAATTCCATTTCTGTTTTTTGATATGCCTCAATGTATGTCTTTGAATTTTTACAATGTTGATGATATCTTTCATCAAATCCATGTTCAGTCAACATGTTCAAAATATGTTTTGGATATTTGATCATAGTGCAATGATCCCTCTTTGATCATAAACTGATCCCCTGGTGTCTGACAACATCCATGATCCAATTCCCATAATGGTTGATATCACACCATCAACTTTTTCACTGGACCTTTTTTTGTCAACCTTGACATTGTTGGCTGGATCTATTCTCAATTGAACATTCTGCATTTGCCATCTTAACACTGGATTGTTTCCATGGACCAAAATTTTCTTCAACACCATCTTTTCCATTTCTTTTGTTGGTGCTGATTGTGAAACATATCCCATTCCAAATGGTGTCATTGTTGCACCATCATCCATCAGTTGCACCACCAACTGACTTGAATTCCATCTGTCAAAACATATTTCTTTGATCCTATATTCTTGACCTAGATCATTGATGGTCTTTCTGATAAAGTCATAGTCCTGGACATCACCTTCTGTCAATTCAATGTGTCCTTGTTTAGCCCATTCTAAATATGGAACTTTGTCTTTTCTTTGTCTTTCTTGTGCAGTTATTTTTGGCAACCAGAAAAAAGGAAGGATGTGAAATGTTCCATCATCCATTGGAAAAAACAATGTCAGTGCTGAAAGATCCTTGACACTTGAAAGATCAAGTCCAGCATAACACTCAACTGATTTTAATTTTTCCAGATCCAAAGGTTGATCACATGCCATCCATTGATGATCTGAAATCCACTTTGATTCATTTGTGGTCCATTGATTCAAATGCAATCTTCTGAAACTATTTTCATAAGATGGAAGATCCATTGCCAATTTTGCTTCTTGTTTCATATAATCTTTTCTAATGCTCACACCATAGTTTGGATTTGCTTTCATCCAAGTTGATTCAAGTGTGATGTCATCATCATCATCTGCTGCATATATAACTGGAAGAAAAGTTGGATCATTGATTGTTCCGTTTTCCACCTTCTTTGCATATGAATGAATGGTCCAACATATGTTTCCATCAGTTTTGTTTGCACCAGCAGTTGTCAAACATATCAACAAAGGTTGTGTTCGTGCACCCATTGATGTTTTCATTGTTTGATATAGTTCATCAGTTGGTTGTGTGTGTAGTTCATCAAACAAAATTGCATGTGCATTGTGTCCATGTTGAAGTTTTGCATCTGCTGACAATGCTCTGTATGTGTTCCCTTTGGATGGATTGATGATTGATGATCTGTATATTTCAGCATGTTTCAAAAGTGAAGGATCATTCTGGACCATAGTTTTTGCAATGTCAAAGATGATTGATGCTTGTGATCTGTCACCAGCACATGAAAAAACTTCTGCACCTCTTTCACTATCTGCAAATAAAATATATAGTGCAATTGCAGCAGCCAATGTTGACTTTCCATTTTTTCTGGGTATTTCAACATAGCATTGTCGGTATTTTCTGAAACCAGTTTCTTTGTTTTTCCATCCAAACAAAGGTCTGATGATATCTTCTTTTTGCCATTTTTCCAGGATCATTTTGTGTCCAGCCAATTCACCTTTAGTGTGTTGAATGAAAGTTTCTATGAAACTGACTGCACGATCTGCTGCATTTTCATCAAATATATATTCAGTTTTATCAGTCAAAATAGTTGTGTTCATTGTGTTGAATGTTGATTTGTGGTGTTGATATTCCAGTTCTGGATGATGGTGTCAATCCAAATTCCCTGGCAATTTTCAATGCTCTGTCAAGTGCATCATTTGCAATCTTTTGATATGGAACTGATTGTGCATGTTTGATTGTTCCATCTGAATTTTTATACACTTGAATCCTTCCTTTTTCTCTCAACATCATTTCAGTTTCAATGTGAAGTGACATTGCATTGCAATATGATTCAATCAATCTTAGATCAATTTGATGCAACATTTGTTTTCCAAACAATTCTGAACACACTTTTGTCCATTCAGTTTTCCCAATTGGTGACAACCATTCTGGTGCATCTGGTAGATCTGGAACAAGTGCAACCACCATTTCATTTTCAACCATACGATCTTTCCTGGTTGTTCCTCTTAATTCTTTCAACTTTGTTGGAATTTTTTTTCTTCCTTTTCCCATTATTTCTTTGACAATGAATCTTCTGTTCTGATTAAATTTGGAATTCCTTCTTTTGGTTTTGATGTCATATATATTTCACACTTCAAACAATATCCTTCTTTTGTTTCCCAAGATCCATTGATCAAAGTCAAAGTTGCTTTTCTCAATTCTTTTTCAATTCCACATTTGTTGCAAATATATTTTGTCATCTTCCTTGTCCTTTATATGGTTTAACATATTGTGGACCACCTTTGGTCCTTGATTTATTCTTTGAATGTATTCCTTTTCTTTTCTTTTTTCCATTAGTATGGAACACAAACACATTTGATTTCTTTGCCATTTTTATATTTATTTATTTTCCACAAACTTCACATTTTTCTTTTTCATCTTTTTCATTTTCTGTTTCCAGATCATCAATTTTCATGAATAGATCTTTGTCATCAAACCCCCATTCTTTCAATTCATCCAGATCAAAATTGTTTGCCAACATATCATGATCCCATGATCCAACATTTTTGTTCAACCTCACATTCAATTCTTTTTCCTGGTCCAATGAAAGATCCAATTCCACACATGGAACTGATCGGTGTCCCATACCTTTCCAAACCTTTGTTCTTTGATGTCCACCAATAATCACATTTTTTCTTTTTGAATTTATATTGACAATCACTGGATCAACAAATCCAAACCTAGTCAATGATTCCTTCAAATCTTTGTGTGCATTTTTGGTCAAAGTTCTAGGATTGTATTCTGCAAATTTAAGATCTGAAATTTTATATTTTTTTATTTTCATTTTTTTTTTATTTGAAACAAACTCAAACCAGTTTCAGTTCAGTTGACCAAACCAGTTCAGTGTGAACACCCCCAATGTCCAATTTTGACATCATGTGTGTTTTTT